TAAAATGTCTGGCCACGATAGCCAGGAGCCCTGCGACGAGCGTACATAAGGCGTAGATAATGTGCTCGCTTTTGAGCGACTGCATACCTGTTGTAAATCCTAGGCATCTAGCCAAACATAGCAGAGTTACGAAAGTAAGTAATATGTTCATGAAATTGTGAAATTGGCTTTGAACCAGTTTCGAACACCTTGGCGTCGTCGCCGTCCCCTAACTGGCAATACCAGTAACAGAAATAAATGTTTTCAGTAGGAACCGTTGATGTCGTTGCCTCAAATATCATTTGTCTCTTAATAGGGACATAAATGTTTAGTCCCCTCATTCCCGTGTTCCTAACAACTATCTGAGTACCCGAAGAGGCGTTTCCACTTGGACTGTTCTGTAGAATAAATTGGCCTTGCTTAAGAACACCATAGAGTTCTCTGTTGATCTTACGGTTCATCCACACGAATTGTGGTCCCAAAGCAGGAAAGTCTTCGCTCTGCTTTGATACCGGATTGGAACTAATAAAGAAGTCCTCAGTCGGTACTGTAAGCCCCCCATTGTTCACTTTAGGGTTAATTATAGCCCATCGGACCATAAGTGGCCGCAGTGTTTGATTCGCGTCTGACGTCGGAAGGTTATTTAACTTGAATTGAATTCGCAACTTAACCCCGCTGACCTTAACTTGGTTTCCTCGTCGAGTATTAATTTTAGACTCGTCTGCATCATATGGTATTTGCATTAAACGAAAAGAAGCCATTGTCTTATCAGGTATGGTCGCGGCATCTCCTTTCACCGCGTGCCGGCGTGTGGAATATTTGCCTGCCCGTCTACCGAGATTTGTTCGGAACTGTGTTCGACGGGCTACGCCTCTTCTATTGTATGGTCTTGGCATGATAGCTTCACCTTCAGGGTAACTTGGAGTAAATAGAGTTCTTTTGGCACTTCCAGATCTTAATCTTTTAGCAGCTCCTCTAGTGTAATAACGAGGGGCGGACGTACCTTGGTTTGGTGTGACAAGGTTTGGAATGTTTATAAACTGATGTTCGGGGTCGCGGATGTATGACCGTCGTTGACCGTAAAGCGCAGCACCGGTTGTAACGGCAACTAAAGAATTCAAAAAATTATCGGCACGCGACATTTATGAGTCTTGTCAAGATCGACCCGGCGCGCGGAACCCGTTTCGCACTTTTCACACGATTGGTACATTCCTACGTGGTCCTACCTGAGCTGGTTCTAGTATTACCCAGCTCATTCTGGATCTTGGATCTCATAATCTCAAATCATGCTCTCTTCTTACGCAAAAAACTGGTGCTTCACTCTCAACAACCCCGTTGATGAAGAATCCTTCAACCTCGCTGTCCTTGGCGAATCCATCGCCGCCGACGGAGACGAATCTCTCTTCTCTTACCTCGTCCTCGGTAGAGAAACCGGAGAGGGTGGTACTCCTCACCTCCAAGGATATTTCTGTCTCCGATCTAAGCAACGTCTCACCACCATCAAACAGATCCCCGGCCTCTCCCGTGCTCACCTCGAAGTTCGACGAGGCACTCATCTCCAGGCCGCAACCTATTGCAAGAAGGATGGCGACTCTGATGAATACGGAGAAGCCCCCACCTCCGGGACAGCCGCCTCTTTTCAACAACTCCGTGACTGGATCGCGGACCAGGAAGAGGCTCCAACCATGCGAGACGTCTGGGAACAGTTCCCCAACATGGCCGGTCGGTATTCAAGGGCTGTACAGGAGTGCATCGAACTCTTCGGACGACAGCCAAGCCTCGTCACTGGCGACCTTCGAATGTGGCAACACCGTGTTAACTCAATTGTAAATGGGGAACCTGATGACCGTAAGATTGTGTTCGTTATTGACCCTGATGGAAACTCTGGTAAATCCTGGTTGACTCGTTATTGGTTTTCTAACCGTGGTGGTACCCAATTTCTCTCTATCGGAAGACGTGACGATCTCGCCCACACCATCGATGTCGGAAATGATCTCTTCGTGTTTGACATCCCCCGCGGGTCGTTGCACATGTTGCAATATGGAGTGCTTGAGCAACTGAAGAATCGTATGGTCTTTTCCCCTAAGTACAACTCTTGTCACAAAATCATTCGCCGCACACCACATGTTATTGTCTTTACTAATGAAGAACCCGATATGAACGCACTAACTGGTGATCGTTATAAGATTATCCGTCTCGGCGGAACTATTGATTAATAATATCTAGGGTAAAGCTTTTTCATCCTCATGCTCTTTGCCTTTCCTCCGTATCTATATTTACGGCGGAGTCCTTTGCTCTTAAACATACCACGGTACACATAGGGCCACTGCCGTTTATAAAATGTCTGGCCACGATAGCCAGGAGCCCTGCGACGAGCGTACATAAGGCGTAGATAATGTGCTCGCTTTTGAGCGACTGCATACCTGTTGTAAATC